GTTCCTCGCTGGCGCGACAGACGAGCGCGAGCACTCAACTGGCTGGACCGCCGACGAACAGCAGAACCACCAGGCCCACGACGACGACATCAGGTTTGCCGAGCGTGCCCGCATCGCCGCCGAAGTGGAGGGGCTGCCGGGCGAGTGCCATGACGGCGAGGGATTAGGGTGCGAGACCTTCCCATGCCGCGAGAACGTCTCACGTGCTGCCGTCCTCGCCATCGTGGAGAAGCCATGACCGCGCAGGAGGCCCTCGCTCGGGCGCTGGAGACGCACTACATGGACGCTCTCACCATCGAACAGGCCATCAAGCCGCCCGACATGGACGATGACGACCCGCTCGGGTGGCGGTCCGATGCCGCCCGCATCCTCGCCGCCCTCCCCGATCACGTGCTGGTATCCCGCGACGAACTGGCGAAGGCGCTGCATCGCGCGGAGGTCGGGTGCCGCATGACATGGGTCGACAGTGCGAGTTTGCATCGAAAAGATGCCAAATCCATCATCCGCGCCGTCCGCCAGGCGTAGATGACCCTCCTCCGCCCCGCCGAAGCCGCCGCCTTCCTGCAGGTAGCACCGACCACGGTGCTCACCATGGCCCGTTCGGGGAGGCTGCCGTACCTCAAGGTGGGGCGGCAGTACCGCTTCTGCAAATCGGCTGGTTGGGGGTTGACAGGAGCGTATACTCGCTCAGATGCCGCCTGACTCTGGATCAGGAGATCGAAGGTTCGAATCCTTCCTCGCCAGCCAAGTCCGATCTCAACCGACCCCCCTGACTGACAGTCTGGGGGCTTCTTTTTGCGTCCCGGCGAGTCTTCTCTGCTGCATTCTTGGCTGCACGCCGTGCCCCGGCCGCTGGCGTGAGTGACCTGTATGCCGTCGTCGTCCCCGTCATTGTGGCCTTCATCATCGCGCTCTCCGGTGCCATCGCCATCCGCCGCTATGCCGGACCGGCACAGGCCGCCCTCTCCGTGGCTCAGGCAGCTCTCTCCGAGACGCAGGCGACCCGCATGGCCCTGTTGAGCGAGGACAAGGCGGAGCTGACCGGGCTGCTGAGAGACGCCAACAGCGAGATCAAGGGGCTGCGCTCCGACATCGTGGGGCTGAAGGAGGAGATCAGGATATTGACGGCTGAGAACCTGAAGCTGCGGCGCACCATGAACGGACCCTCGGCATGAACCTCACCTTCATGCTGCAGACCGTCAGCCCCGCCACCATCATCACTTCGATCATCTCGGGCCTGCTGCTGGGCCTGATCCTGCTGCGGGTGGATCCCTTCGCCAACACGGCCAACTGCCTGATCCATGCCGCCCTTCCGGGGACCGCCTTCCTGGGCATGATCGTGGCGGTGCGATGGTCGCAGGGCATCCCCAAGTGGGAGTTCTACATCGGCATCCTGCTGTTGTGGGCGCTCTACATCGCGGCGGCGATGGTGGCGGTCGTGCTGGTGCGTAGGTATCGCGGAAGGAAGGTCTGACGTGCCCGGTCTAGGTTGTCTTCCCAGCCCTCCTGACGCAAGGGACTTCCCCATCGAGCTGGCCTATGAGGCGCTGCGGCTGACTCCCGAGGCAGCCCCGCCGCCGCAGTTCTTCCGTCCCAACTCACCGCTGTTGGATCAGAACCAGACGCCGCAGTGCGTGGCCTACTCCACGGCCAGCATGAAGGCCGACCAGGACAGGCTCGACATGGGGCGCTGGTTCAACTTCGACGAAGCGCGTTTCTTCTACAGCATCGGCGGTGGCCCGAACGGAGCCTACCTGCGGAACGCCATGGGCCGCATGCGCTTCTACGGCTACCCCGAGCAGGGTGGCGGCAACGCGAGCAAGCACAAGATCCAGGCGTACTACGCGGTGCCCATCACCCCGCTCGCCATCAAGCAGGCGCTCATCGCCTTCGGCCCCATCGTGTTCGGCTTCCAGTGGCCGTCCAACTGGATGGTCTGCCCGCCCGACGGTGTCCTGCCCTCACCCAGCGGTACCGAGGGCGGGCACGCGGTCAAGTGCTACGGGTATAGCCCAGCAGGGATCTACCTGCGCAACTCGTGGGGCTCCTGGGGTGCTCGTATGCCGACAGGCCGACGAACCGGTAACTGCATCGTTCCGTGGCACGATATCGGGCGGGCTTTCGAGGCTTGGCGGAGCATCGATGCCTGAACAGTCGTATTACCAAGCTCACCGCGAGGAGATCGTTGCCAAGGTTCGGGCGTGGAAACTAGCCAACCCCGAGAGGGTAAGGGCCACTACCGCAAGACACGCTGAGACCAATCGCGCTCGTGTACGCGCTTGGCAATTGGCACATCCCGAGAAGGTCAGGGAATCCCGCGCCCGTCGGGCTGAGGCGAACCACGCCCTGTTTCAGGCATGGCGTTGCTCTCACCCTGACCGCTGGCGGGAAATCTGTCGTGCGGCCGGACTGCGCCATCGGGCACGCAAAGCGCAGGCCCGTTCCGAGCCATACGACTGGGCATCCATCGCCCTGGGCGGACCGTGTGGCATCTGCGGGGAGGCAATAGACCGCACGCTTGCCGCCCCCGATCCTCTTAGCCCGAGCATTGATCACATTGTCCCGTTGGCCCGCGGTGGGAGTGATCTCATCGCCAACCTCCAGCCCGCACATCTCTTGTGCAATAAGCGGAAGGGGGCGGCCTGATGTTTCGCTTCGCGGTCGGGGTGGTGGTCGGGGTGCTTATGGCACTCGCAATGAGGCGGCTACTCGCCGTGCCGGCACCACCCCTGTCCGCGATAGCAACCGTTCCGCAGACGCACACCCTCGCTGTAGAGGCTCCCATTGCCCTGGCCCTGACGCCCATCAGGGTGAAGCCATGGGCTCGCATCAAGGCCTCTGTCATGCGCTTCGCCAAGGTGTTCGTGTTCGTCCTGCTCGGCTTGGTGGCAGCCAGCCTCACGACGCCCGAAGGGCTGTCTGCACTGCTCGAACCGCAGGCGCTCATCGTGCTGGTCGTGGCATCCACGGTAGGTGCGCTGCTCAAGGCGGCGCAGTGGAGCGACGTGGGCATCACTGATGCAGTGCCCAGCGTGACCATGCAGTTCTCTCCACCCAAGGCGGTCAGTCCGCCACTATCTGAGGGGCTTGCCCAATGACAGCCGACCCGCTCGTTCAGTACATCGTCAAGATCGCCGCCGGCGCGGTGGCCTTCCTCTGCTGGGTTCTCTCAGTGGTGAACCCGCCCATCCTGGCCATCGATCCGGCCGCCCAGGCTGTACTCCTCGCTGCTGCCGCAGTCGCCTTCGGATGGGGCATCGTGCAGGGTGGACAGCAGATCAGGGCCTCGCGCTGACATGCCCCTCCGCCCGCCGACTGCCTGCTCTCAGCCACGGTGCCCGTACATGGCCGTACATCGTGGACGCTGCGTGGTGCACAAGAGAAGCGAGGCAGAGCGCGGGTACGGACGAGAGCACCGCATCGATCGGACGGTGACCCGACCTGGTGCCCGGTGCTCAAACTGCGGCTGCGCGACGAACCTGCAACGTGATCATGTCGTGCCGCCCTCGCTCGGTGGTGGTGAGGAGCCGTGGAACAAACGCTGGCTCTGCCGCTGCCCCGAACACCGATGCCATGATCGACTTGGCGTGCGAAGCGACCGGCCAATGGGGGGGAGAGGTCGCGACGGGCAGCGAGCTTCATCGTCTGACACCCACGCCGCCCTTTATTCCGTCGGTCAGACCCAAACTACCCCGGGCAGGTTGGAATGACCAGCGGCGGCGCTCGCGCCCGTGGCGGTCTCCCGCCCGATCCGAACGCGCTCCGTCGTGAGCGTCCCTCCGACCAGGCGACGTGGACGCATCTCCCGGCCGAGGGCCGTCAGGGCCCGGCTCCCAAGTTCCCACTTTCCGACATCTCTCGCCGTGAGCGCATCCTCTGGACCCGCGAGTGGCAGCGGCCACAGGCCGTCGAGTGGGAGCGTCTCGGCATGGTCGAGCAGGTGGCCCTCTACGTTCGCGCCCTCGCCACGGCTGAGCAGCCGGATGCCTCGGCACCGGAACGCTCTCTTGTGGTGCGGCTCATGGACGTGATCGGCCTGTCCGTCGGCGGCCTTCGAATGAATCGCTGGATCATCGGCGGCACTGCCGAGGTGTCGCGGCCGCAGATCCAGCGTGGTGTCGCCTCCGCATCCGCTCGTGACCGGCTGCGGCTCGTGGGGAACGGATGAAGCCGCCTGCCCGTGAGCCCCGCAGCATGGCCGTGGTGCCCGAGTGGATCGAGGCGCATTGCATCGTTCCCGACGGCTTCCGCAAGGGTCAGGGGTTCAGGTTGTACGACTTCCAGCTGGAGTACGTCGGCGCCTTCTACCTCGTTCGGGGTGACGTGGAGTTCGATCCTGTCAACCCCATCCTCGGCCCCGCCTTCGTCTATCGGCGCGGGCTCCTGGTGGGCCCTCAGAAGGTCGGCAAGAATCCGCTGATCGCGTCCCAGGTCTGCGTCGAAGGCGCCGGTCCCGCCCTGTTCGCGGGGTGGGCGGGCAAGGACGACGGCTACGCCTGCCGGGATCACGGCTGCCGCTGCGGCTGGGAGTACGTCTACGAACCGGGCGAGCCGATGGGCATGTCCTGGCCGACGCCGCTGATCCAGATCACGGCCTACTCCGAGGAGAGCACCGAGAACACCTACGATGCGCTGCGGCCCATGATCGACGAGGGGCCGCTGCACGATCTCATCCCCAAGACGGGCGAGGAGTTCATCCGGCTTCCGGGTGGTGGACGGATCGATACCGTCACCTCGTCCGCCCCGTCGCGCCTCGGTCAGCGCGTCACCTTCGTGCCCCAGGACGAGGTCGGCATCTGGACCGTCTCGAACAAGATGACGAAGGTCGCGGACACGCAGTATCGCGGTCTGTCGGGCATGGGCGGCCGGGCGTCGCTCACCTCCAACGCCTGGGACCCCTCCGAGCACTCGGTGGCGCAGCAGCAGTTCGAGTCCCCGGCGGCGGACGTCTATCGCCAGTTCGTGCAACCCCCGAAGACCCTGAGCTACGGCGACCGCAAGGAACGGCGGAAGATCCATCGCCTGGTCTACCCGCCCGACGTGCTCCGGGAGGCGGGCGGGCATCTCGACCTCGACGCGATCGAGAATGAGGCCGCCGATCTCGTCGAGCGCGACGCCGCCCAGGCCGCCCGTTTCTACGGGAACCTCCTGGTCGCCGGGGCTGGCAAGGCGTTCGACATCGAACGGTGGAACGCGCTAGCCGATCCCGACCATGTCGTGCCGGTCGGCGCCGCGATCGCCCTCGGCTTCGACGGTTCCCGCTTCGATGATGCCACGGCCCTGATCGGCACCGAAATCGCTACCGGCTACCAGTGGCCGCTAGGCATCTGGCTTCCGCTGGCCGATAGGCCGGTGCCCGTGGAGGAAGTCGACCTGGCGGTGCATGCCGCCTTCACCGGGTGGGACGTCTGGCGCATGTACGCCGACCCGCCCAAATGGGAGTCGTGGATCGCCAAGTGGGCCGGGGAGTTCGGCCGCGAACGGGTGGAGGAA